ATTCGTGACATGGTAGGAACGCAATAGAGTTGGATTTGCACCGCCCGTGGTTGCACATCATCAGGTGGTTCAATAGCCATTACAGGCGCGGCGATCAGGGCTAACGCCGTAATAATATATTTAATCATCTTCACAGTATCCTGAAGTCCAGTAATAGTTTTGTACGTAAGGAAAAACACCATAAGGAAAAGCACGAGGCTGTGGTTCATAGAACTTTCGCCCATCTGTCATTCTATAGGCAACTCTCCTAGCAGGATAAGTTCTTCTTCCTATTCTGCGTATTCGTCTAGCCATTAATAGACTGCCTCTCGATCAGGTTCTAATGATCTACTTCTTCTTGATCGCGGCGGTACAGGGTCCATATCGTATATTCTCGATAGCGCATCTAGAAAGTCAGGATGTATTGTCGGGAATAAACTATATTCATTATCCTTTACCCACTTTGAAAGATCATATGTTTTTCTATTTTCATCTATACATATTATTTTTTTAGAAATAAGGAACGCTTGATTCCTATCTTTAAAATCTAACTGATTAGAAGTTAAATATTTCTCGTCAGTAGGGTATGGGAAGAAAAATGAACCATCCTTAAAGTCAGGCTCTAATCTTTGTATCCTATCTTTTTTAGATTGCGCCCCACCACCACCAACCCAATTTAATTCATAAATAGGAAAGCTACTTCCATCCATAGACATCATGGCTTTGAAATGTTCTATATCTGACTGAGCGCCATATCTTTCATATCCAACTTTCACTTCCCTCACACCGGCTGCTCTCTTCCACTTTGTCCTTAACCTTTTAAGATAGGTCCATTTCTCAGAAAGAGACATCCTATGACAGCAACCATCTAACAAATACTTGTTATAGTTTGCATCAACGCCAACAACAGCCATTGCTGTTCTATTGGATTCTTTTTTCTTAGAATGTGCTGGATCAACCATGATATAAACATTCAAGGTATATGGTCTTACTTCCCACTCAGTCCACCATTCATCCTTAAATGAAACATCGCTGCCAGCTATTGGATTTAATAGCTGTTGACAAGCTACCGTAAAAGTAGAGGTAGTCTTTTTTATTTCTTCCCATCGTTGTGGTTGAAGAAATACTGGCTCACCATCCATTTGACCGTTATAGGTTGCAGGATGTACTCTAGGCTTTACCGCTGCCCTTTGAAGTATTGTACCATACGTATCACCATAAGAGTAACGAGTACCCGCATACTGATAACGAGGATCATGCGTTGAGCCTAAGTTAAGGGACAACTCCCACTGGGTTGTAGTCTTCTTAATTTGTTCTGGGGTTGAAACAGATTCCTGAACTACAACATCATCATAAACTATAAGAGAAAAATGCCGTCCGGTAGGTTGTCCGTCTACAAGTCCATGAGCCTCAATTGTTTGTTCTTTAGGATTAGATTGTCGCTTGACACATATGCCTTCATTCTCAGCCCACTTAGGAGCTTGCTGTTTAGGCTTCTCGTAAAGTATATCTGGAAATAATTTCTGTAGCTTCTCATTGCCTTCAAACTCCTGCATAATCTGCCGCAGGAACGGTTTAGCTTGACGGGCTGAGTAAGAAAGAATTCCTATCGTTATATCAGGATTACACAGAACTTCCTGTACACATCCTAAAAATGTAATTATTGATGACTTGTAATGGAACCTAGCCCAAAGGTCTAAGTGATTGTCTTTGCCTCCTTCAACCTCTCTGCATCTTTCATATATCCACGGATGTAACATATCGTGACGATTGCAGATAAACACACCAAGGTAGTAACGATCAGACTGAGCGAGAGTCCTAATAAAAGAATCATCAATATTAGGATCACGGTGGCACTGAGCATAAGCTTCAATCGCTTCTTCATAAGTAACTGTCTGAAGGTGTTCTGCAAGTTTAATTGCGGCTTTAGCGCTGGCATTATCTACTAGGACGCTTTCCGCGATCATGCTTTGCATATTCTTTTGCTACCTTTTTTGGTGGACATTTCCCCTTTGCCTTTGCTCTCCCTTTAGGAGTGGCGCACATCCCCATAAATCTAGCCTGTTTCTTTGTTTTGCTAGGCATAAGGGGTAAACTTACGCTTTTCCTTGCTTCCGAATTGCGCCCAATGCTGTTTAGCCTTTGCTGTATCAGTACCAAAAGCCTTCATAAGATCAGGATTGCTACTTAAATATTTACCCCAATCAGGTTTTTTAGGTACTGTTTTGGGTGCTGTCTTCGGAACATCCGGTCTAGGCGTAAAACCCGGTCCGACAACATGCTTCAACCCCGGAACTACTCTCTTCTCGTTTTTCCCATGCCTATCAAAATGAAGTTTTCCCCAAGACGAGGCATCTCCTTTACCACCTTTACTTTTATGTTTCTTATAAGCCGCCATTAAATCTGGATACTTCCGCACGTAATCTTCAAACGGATTCTTAGAACTCCATTCAGGACCAATGTTGGGTTTAGTCGGAGGCGTAGGTGGCGCCCAAGACGGAGGCGATGGTATAGCTGTAATAGCTACATCATTTGCAAAAGGTCCGGGTGGGTCATCCCAATTAGGATATGTTGCATCAGGTCCAGCCCATTCGGTTGGTCTGGGAAACTTAGGCTGTGCCACTCCCGGTGGAAATGGAGCCATCGGCTGTGGGAATCTCCATTGACCAGTCATTTCGCCCCAATACATTCTTGGATCACGAGGCGGACCCCCCGGTTTATTCCGCAACTCTGGATTCTTTGAAATATTGACAGCACCTGCTGCTTGAGCAGCGGCTACATTAGGAAAAAACTTCCATTCCCCATTAACTAATCCAAATACTCCCATACTATCCTCCGATTAATCCTTGTTCGTAGTAAGCCCAAAAAGCATCTTCATCCATGACTAGCCTCCATAATTCTTCACCGCTTAAGGGGCCAAATATTTTTGGATTTTTCTTTGCGAATCCTAAAAGCCCCCAGAACCCTCCTTCAACAGAATCTTTTAAATCGGTAATCTGTTCTTCAGTAGTCTGTCCTTCAGGAGCATTATCTGTGGGGTCTGCATCTATTACATCTTGCGGGGTTGTATCATCAACAAAGCCAGCATCTACAGCATACCCCTCTAGGGTAGGGCCTAATGATAATCCCGGAAGTACGCCACCAAGAATTTTTGCACCCCAACTCAACGCAGGATTATCCAGCGCCATTGCTTTAGAATACTGGTCTGATCCTTCTATAGCCTTTAATGCTTTATTTAACTCCCTTATTTTACCCCAATCTTTTATTTCTTTTTCATGCTCTTTCGCTAGTTTTGATCTTAGTTCTTTATGCTTATCAATAAATGATTGAAGCATATTTTTATATTGTTGTTGATACGTTTGTTTTTCTGCTTCTTTCTGTTCTTTCTTTGTTCGTTCTTCTACAGTTCTTGCCTTAATATCTGTACCAAGAAAGTCCTTATCTTTTTGGGCTTCAATTTCCCTATTCCTTTCCATCATAGCATCAAACTCAGTACGATCCTCAATGACAGTACCAAAATCCACTACAGGACTCTTAGCTTTAAGTTCTACGTCTTTATATTCAACTTGAGGCAAACCAAATTCTTCTTCTATAAACGCAGGGTCTAGATCATCAAGAACTGGCAAACCAAATTCTTCTTCATTAAACTTCTTAGCAATATTTTCCTGTTCTATGACATCTAAGGCATGAGGAGATTGGTCATAATTTATATTATAGCCCAATCCAACACCAAGAGCGTTCTTTAAACCTTCTTCTGCTTCATTCTCTTGCTGGCCTATAAGACCTTCAAAGTCATGGCTTACTGATGGTGGACTAACACCGGGAGTAACAGCGCCTTGATATCCCGGAGATAAACCTACTGGAGCTTCAATATTTAAATTAAAATTAGTATCAAACAATCCGTCAAGAGGATCGTCCTGATATGCTCCTATTACTGCGGAAGGACTAACATCATATGAAGAAGAATAGAATCCCCCTTCTATTGCTTGTTTAGTTGCCTCTTGCTTCGCCTTCGTGTTCTTATCAAGAATAGCTTGAATCTCAGTATCTAATACATTTTTATTTTTCTTTAGTTCTTTTTCTATTAGTTCACGATATTCTTGTGAACTTAGAATACTCTTTACTGCTGCTGCTAATGCGTTGGCATTTTTTGCAGCCTTAGCCGCCGTTGCCTCTGCCTGATTAGCATCACTAACTTCACCGGGAGAGGACGCTCCTCCTGCCACACCACCCATTACACCACCATGTGGCCCTTGAGCAAAACCTCCTTCAGTATCTCCCCATGCCATTTTAGTAAGCCTTCTTCATTTTCTTGCCAGATTTCTTAGCATAAGACTTAGCATCTTTCTTTCCTTTGGCAGTATATGGAAACTTTTTCTTTCCTACTTTCGGCATATCAATGTACCTGTTTATTGGAGTTGTCTAACTGAGTAATTCCTTTACTGATAGCTTTCTTGAGAATACTATCTACATCCACAGCATTCTTAACTTCAATCTTATGCTCGTTAATAATCTCTTTCTTCTCCTCACGCTTTGCATAAGCAGAGTGCCACTTAAACTTATTAACCATCATTAACAACCAAAGAGCATGATTAAATCTTTTATTATCTACGTTGTCTCGTCCTTTCTGAATCCACCATGATTCAGCAGCAACCTTCCCAAAGTCAACAACTTCCTTGAAGTCATCATACTTATCATACCAGTTATAGAATGTTTGCTTTACAATACCTAATATGTGACAGGCTTCTATAACAGAGCCGCCATTGTAAAACAAAAGTTCTAGTTGTCTTTTTCTCTGGGGTGTCCAGACTTCCTTGTATTTATTTTTTGCTGCCATTATTGTAAAGCCTCAATTAAGTCTATGATACTCTCGTAATCCCTTCTAAATCTTGGTTCTAATTCAGGAGGAGGTCCAAAACCTTCTCTACCTTTCATAGAATAAAGTAAATCATGATCGAAATCTACTATTGGAATAGAGTCTAACTCAACAAATGGATTATAATCCTTTGGGCGGGGGCCGAAATTGACTGTTCCCCAATTTTCAGGTAATCCATCTGGATAATCCTCCGAAAAGATGACGGGTTTGATAGGACTTCCAATCGGAGACATTCTTTTATAATCATCCAGAAAAGTATCCCAATGTGGATTGGGATCAAATCCGGGTAAAAGTCCTACAATTTGAGAAATATCTGCACCT